TGTTCGGCTGGGCGATGATCTGCAAGGAAGCCGGCAACGATTACTTCGACGTGCAGGACGATCACATCCCCGAAGACTCCATGCTCAAAGCGTCGACCGACTTCATGCTGTCGCGCCGTGTCGCCAAGGAGATGCACTTCGGCGATGAGACCGGCACCATCGTTTTTGCCTTCCCGGTCACTGCTGATGTCGCCGAGGCGATGGGCATTACCACCAAGTGTACCGGGCTGATGATCGCGATGAAGCCCGAGACGGCAGCGCTTCTGAACAAGTTCAAGAGCGGACCCAATGGTGAGCCGCCCGAATACACCGGCTTCAGTATCGGTGGTCAACGTCTCGTCGACGAGGAGATGGCGGCATGAGTGTCAACATCGATGGTGCCCTGCACAAGCCGCGCCGCCGCAACATCATGCGAGCCTTCAAGATCAACGAGATCAGTGCAGTCGACCGCCCGGCACAGGAAGGCGCGCGGGCAATGATCCTCAAACGTGCCACCACCACCAACACAGGAGACGTCAAAATGGATGCCAAGGAACTCGAAAAGAAGGTGGCCGACCTGACCGCCGAGCTTACCAAGATGAAGACCGATGGCGAAGCGGCCACTGCCAAAGTGACCGCACTGGAGAAGGCCAACGCCGAACTCACCGCCAAGGCCGCCGCCGCCGCCGAGGAGGCCGAGACACTGAAGGCGAAGGGCAAGCTGACGCCGCAGCAGCAGGCGTTCCTCGACCAGCAGGAAGGCGAGACCGACGGCGAGGACAAGAAGAAGGCAGCGACCAAGGCGTTCCTCGCACTGACCCCGGAGCAGCGTGACAAGCTCATCGCCGAGAAGCGTGCCGGCGACGAGGTCATCACCATCGACGGCGAGGAAGTGCGCAAGTCGGTGATCGGTGCTCCCCAGTTCAACATCATGAAGCGGCAGGCCGAGCGCGTCGCCGCACTGGAGAAGTCCAGCAAGGACGCCATCGAGAAGGCCGAGGCCGCCGAACTGACCAAGCGCGCCGACGACGAGTTCGCGCACTTGCCCGGCACCACCGACGAGAAGGTCAGTGTGCTGCGCGTCATCGGCAAGGCCGACAAGAAGGTGCAGGAGACCTTCACCGCAATGGTCAAGGCCAGCGAGAAGGCGATCAAGGTCGCGTTCGAGAAGCTCGGTCATCGTGGCGGCAATCCGACGGTCGACAAGGGCGCGTTCGAGAAGCGCGTCGCCGAGGTCCGCGCGCGCGATGGCGGCTCGCGGCAGGACGCCATGGAGAAGGCCCGCAAGGAGTACCCGGCTGAGTTCGAAGCCTACCAAGGCCAGAACTGAGCTTGCTGGGGGTCGGCGCTTCCTCTCCCGATCCCCACCCGGCACGCCGCCACGGTTACTGAAGCCCTTCGGGCCGTGGCGGTTGTGCTCAAAGACACTGTTTTTGCAATAGGAGAAACTGAACCATGACCACCAGCAAAGACCTGAGTCTCTCGTATGCCCGGCTGGCCGGGGCAGACCTGAGCAGTGCACTGAACAAGTTCGGGATGGTCGACACGAACGGCAACATCATCTTGGCGACCGCCGCCGCCAAGGTGCTCGGCACCATCATCGAAGAGAACAACATCAACTACCCGGTCACCATCCAGTACGGCGGGCAGGGCAAGGTCATCGTCGGCGCGGCACCGGTCACTGCTGGCGCACTGATCGCTTCCGACGCCAACGGTCTCGCCGTAGCTGGTGCGACCAATCCGGTCGGCGTTGCCCTGACCGGCGGTGCACCCGGCACGCTCATCGAGTTCGCCTTCGCGTAAGGCGAACTCAACCACCGCCGCTCGACTGAGCGGCACCCTCGTTTTACTTGATAGAAAAGGATCAACCCCATGCCCGTCGCCAGTAACGACGCCGTAAACATTCAGGGTGCCCTTCACGTCGATAGGTACCTGACCGGCTTCTCGATCAACTACGTGCAGGACAAGGCCAACTTCGTGGCACAGCGTGCCGCGTCGCTGATCTCGGTCATGAAGCAGACCGACCTCTATGTGGTCTACGACCGTGGCTTCTTCTGGCGCGACGAAGTGGCACCCCGCCCACTCGGTGGTCGCCCCGAACAAGTCGGCTACAAGTTCGCCGACGGCAGCTACAAGTGCACCGAGTTCGCACTGGAGCATGTCATCGACGACCGTCAGCGCGCCAACGCCGACGACCCCATCCGTCTCGACCAGAACGCCACGACACTGCTGACCCAAAAACATATGATTAAGCAAGACAGGGTCTGGGCGCAGAACTTCTTCGTCCCCGGCGCATGGTCAACGCAGGCCATCGGCGTTGCGTCCACGCCCGGAGCCAGCCAGTTCGTCCAGTTCAACGACGCGCTCTCGCAGCCCATCGAGATCGTCGACTACTGGAAAGACCAGATGCACCAGAAAACCGGCTTCATGCCGAATACACTGGTGCTCGGTGCAGCGGTCAAGCGCATCCTGCGTTCGAACCCCGACATCGCCGACCGCATCAAGTACACCCGTACCGGCGTCGCCGATGAAGACCTGCTTGGTTCGCTGTTCGAGATCGACAACGTCGTCGTGGCGCGCTCGATCTACAATGCGGCGATGGAAGGCGCGGCCGACAATTTCCAGTACATCGTCGACCCGAACGCCATGATCCTGCTCTACATCGAGCAGAACCCCGGCCTCGACTCGCCGACCGCCATCGCCAACTTCGCATGGACCGGCCTCATCCCGGGCGACACCAACGCCATCGGCGGCGTCATCGAGCGTGGCCGCGACGACCGTGCACACTCCGACTACTTCCAAGGCCGCATGGCATGGGACTTGCGCTTGGTCGCGCCCGATCTCGGCGTGTTCTTCTCCAACGCGGTAGCGCCCGGCTCGTAAGCCCGGCCGTCGTCAGTGTAAAAAAGCGGAGCGAAGCAATGGCAACAATGCGCAGCCGCGAAGAGTTCGATGCCGACCGGGAGTTCGTCATCGTCCGTGCCGTTCGTCTGGGCGGCATCGATTACGCTCCCGGTCAGGACTTTCCCAAGCAGGTGTGCAACGCACGTAAGTTGCGACAGCTGTACGAGATGAGCCTCATCAAGATGAGCGCGCCACGTGAGCCACCCTACCGCTCGCCGACGGCGCGCTTCGACGCGATGACGCTGGAGGAACTCCGTGACTGGCTGGCCAGTCATGGGCAGGTGCCACGGTCGACGTGGGATCGTGGCAAGCTTCTCGAAAGGGCGGCGGCGCTGGGCTGAGATGTACATCGACCTGTCAACCATGGTGCGCATTGACCTGTCCACGCCAGTGGCCGGGCCGCGCGCCGCGCCGCCGACCATCGAGCGGGCCATGTACGAGCCTAACCAGAGCGATCTGGTGCGCTGCTTCATGAGTGACCAGACCGAGTCAGTGTGCGCCGACGACGACCAGACGTGGCTGGGCCGGCAGTTGCAGGAGTGGAAGGAAGCCGGCAACACCATCGAGCCGTATGCGCCGCGACCGATCACCCACAACGACGTCGACGCCGAGCGCGACCGACGCAATCATCTCGGCGAGCAGTTGACCCTCAAGACGGGCAAGATCGTCAACGTAGCGACGGCGACCCGTGAGGACTACGACAATATCAACTACGCTTCCGACACGGCGCTGACGTTGATCGCCAAGACGATCCCGGCGCTTGCCAATGATGCCGATGCCATCACGCCGACGGCCCCGGCACCGGGTTTCATGACCTTCCGCGACTTCTATCGTCTGCCGATTGACGTTACTTATCATGAGATGGCCGAGATCAGTGTGCTGGTCACCAACAACGTCAACTCGGTCAATCAGGCGGCGCATGTTCTGAAGGACATGGACCCAATCCCGCGCGATTACACTGACGACAGTTACTGGCCGACGGACATCCCGCGTCCACCACCTAACCAGCCATGAGCTTTCTCGACACCATCAGGACCGAGATACACAAGGGCTTCGCCGGCAAGCTCCGCACGTGCACGCTCATGCGCATGGTCAGCGACGGGCAGGACGAGCTTGGCGACGCCCTCACGCCGACCAAGAAGACGTGGACGTTCGACGGCATGCGCGACTCTTTCAACGCCGCCTTCGCCGCTGCCGCCGGCATCCCGGTGACCGACGTGCGCATCCTGATCATTGCCGGCTCGCTCGCCGTCGAGCCGCGCATCGACGACAAGATACAGTGTGAGGGGCGTTGGTTTCAGCTGCGCTCGCGCGTGTCGGTCGATCCGGCGACCGCCACGTACACTTACGCCGGTTTCGAGGTGCCAGCACCATGAGCAATCTCGGTATCGTCCTTCTCGTCCTCGTGATCCTGCTCCTCGTCGGTGCGTTTCCACGGTGGCAATACTCGTCGACGTGGGGCTATGGTCCCTCCGGGATTCTCGCTGTCGTGGCCGTCGTGGTCCTCATCCTTCTGGTGATGGGAAGAATTTGATGCCCGTCACGTGGAACCAAGCCGAACTGATGGCAAGGATACAGCCGGCGATGGCGCGCGGCGTCGTCAAGGGCGTCGAGCTTGTCCGCAATGCCGCGATCCGCTCGATCCAGCAAGGTGGCAAGACCGGCCGCATCTACCGGCGACGTGGCACCACGCATCGCGCGTCGGCACCCGGTGAAGCGCCGGCCAGCGACACCGGTCGCTTGGTCAACTCGATCACCACCACTTCCAATCTGGAGCAGTTGAGCGGCACCGTGCAGGCCGGCACCGAGTACGCGCCGTGGCTGGAGTTCGGCACGAGCAAGATGGAGCCGCGCCGGTTCATGCGGCCGGCGCTGATGGAGAACGCCGAGGCGGTCTTGGAAGGCATCGCCAGCGAGATCAGGGCAGTGCTGACATGACCGACGACCTCGACCTCACCCAGCCGATCCGTGATGGTCTCCTCGCCGAGCCGCTGATCGCCAGTGCGCTGCCCAACTACGGCACCAACGGCAAGACCATCTTCACGCGCCGGCCGGTGCCGAGCGACGCGCCCTACCCGATGATCGTGATCTCGCCGGACGTGACGGTGACCGATCAGGACGGCATCGATCATGAGAAGTCGGTGGTCATCCGTGACATCGCCGTCTACGGCAAGAACGAGCCGGCATCGGCGTTCCGGGAGGTCGTCGACATAGCCTACGCCGTGCGCCACCGCTTCCACAGCCGCGTCGACACACTCTTTCCCATCGGCGAGTACAAGCTGATCGACATCCGCGCGTCGGGTCCACGGGCAGCACCCACCGACGACTTGCAGACCGTGGGCCGCTTGGTCGAGTTGACCGTGCGGTTGGCCAAACTCGATCCACGTGCGCCATAGACACTGTCCCTTGAAAGGAGAAGCTTACCATGGCAATCTTCGCAACAGCTGGTTCCAAAATCTTCATCGGCGGTCCCAAGGACGCCGAGTCTGGTGCATTCGACGTCAACGACTTCGCCAACCAGAGTTGGCAGGAGATCGGGTGGGCGGAAGCCATCGGCGAGTTCGGCGACGAGTCGAGCGAAATCACTTTCGACGCCATCGGCGAAGGCCGCACTCAGAAGCTGAAGGGCATCCGCAACGCCGGCACCATGGCCGCCCGTTTCGGTATCTCGTCCGACGACGCCGGCCAGATCGCGCTGCGCGCCGCTGAGGCGGTGCCCAACGACTACGCCTTCCAAGTCCAGTTCAACGACGCTCCGGTGGGCGGTCAGCCGAGCAAGCGCTACTTCGTCGCCAAGGTGATGAGCGCCCGCGAGGTGCTCGACACTGCCAACAACGTCGTTCGCCTGAATGCCAGCTTGGGCGTCAACTCGAACATCGTGCAGGTGCAGGCGGCCCCGTCGCCGTAAGGGGCGACCTCGTGGGACAGTTGAACAGCCGGTGACTTGCACCGGCTGTTCGTGTCATAGTGCCCTCCTCAGAGAGGAGAGGATAAGTACATGGTAGTCAACAACAGCAGCAACCAGATCGGCGCGGGTGACGTCCCGATCACGCTCGATGGCATAGAGATGGTGCTCAAGCCGACATGGCAGGCGGCGCAGACGATCTCGCGCATGAACGGCGGCATCATGGGAGCCATCGACAAGGTGGTCAAACTCGACATCGAGACCATCGTTGCAATCGTTCAGGTCGGTCTCGGCTACGGCATGGGCAAGCGTGCGCCGCCGGACCTCGCCGAGAGGATTTGGCGTTCTGGCTTGACCGACGAGCGTGGCTTCATGGTCGAGCGCTGTGTTACCTACCTGCGCACACTGGCGAACGGTGGCAAGCCGCCGCCGGTCTCCGAAGAGGACGAGGAAAATACTGAAGCCGCCGATGGCAAGGAGCCGGTCGCTCTGAACCCTTAGAATGGCAAGAGGATTACCAGAAGTTTCTGGATCATCTTGCCGAAGTCGCACTGGGCTGGCTGCACTGGTCGGAGGAGCAGCTGTTCTCTTCCGACATCAATTCGATCAGTGTCGGCTTCACGGGGATGCAGACCTTGTTGACCAGCATCTTTGGTGAAGCCAAGTCCGACGAAGGAGGCCACCCCGTGCCACGTGCGCAACCTCCACCGCCAGCCCCAACTCCCGTAGCCGTGACTGTGTCGAAGCCAGTCGTCGATCTGGCGTCGCTACCCGTCGATCAGTTGCCGAAGCTTACCGCCAGTGATTTCGACCGGATGTTCCCCACCGATTTGAAGGTGCAGTGACGTGCCAGAAACTCTTGGCGAAGTCGACATCGTAGTCCGTGTCGTCACTGGCGACATGGACGCCAGTCTGGCGCGCGCGCGCAAGTCGGCCGAGGACTTTTCCAACGCATCGCAGGGTCACTTCAGGAAGTCCGAAGCGGCGATGGAAGGCGCGCGCGCGCAAGCCGAGCTACTCCGGTTCACGATGGATAAGTTGAAGGAGGCGATGGTCATCGGCGGCATCGGTTTCGGTGTCGAGAAGATCATCGAAGTGACCTCTGCGTGGACCGACCTGAACTCGCGTCTGAAGGAGGTCACTGGCTCGGTGGCGGCGGGCCGCGCCACCATGGACCGCTTGATCGAGGTCGCCCAACGTACTTACACGCCCATCGAGCGGACTACCGAAGGCTTCCTCGAACTGAGCGAGTCGCTCAAGGGTCTTGGTGTCAGTGCCAGAACCACACTCGACTTTCAGGAAGCACTGAATGACGCCTTGGTGGTGTCGGGCGCGAAAGGTGGCGCTGCCGCTGCCGTGCAGGAGGCGCTGACTCGTGCCATGGCTCAAGGTCAGCTGCGTGGCATCCAGTTGAACACTGTGTTG